TTTATCTTTTAGGTATTGACATTCAATCTTGTATGTGTTATCTTATAATCACAGCAAGACAAAAACTTATCCAATAAAGATTAAGGAGGATTTTATCATGGAAGTTATGAGAAACATGACTATTGACACTGAACTGTTTGAACTGGGAGACATTATCTCCTTCACACTCACCACCGGGGAGAAGGTTAAGGCGAAAGCCATTCGTGAGACCCCGAACGGTATGCTTTTCATCACCGTTGACTGTCTCAAGGACGAGCAGAAAATGTTCGAGAATCCCGGCAGAGCCGAAAAGGTTGACTACGAACATTCCGACCTTCGCAAGAAGCTGAACGGCGAAATCTTCGAGAGCTTCCCGGAGGAAATCAAGGGTCGTATGGTTGGTATGCGAGTAGGTCAGACGAACTGCTTTGATATGCTCCGTATTCCTACCGAGCGTGAAATCTTCGGAGAGAACCCTTGCGGTAAGGACGAGCCTGTATCTGTGAGACGCTTCTACGGCATGGAGAACCGCCGTGAGCGTATCGCTTTCCAAGGCTCGGAGACAGGTACATGGGAATGGTACTGGTTGCAGAACAAGGTTGAGGATTCCGCTTCCGGTTTCGCCTTTGTCGCCGACTACGGTCTTGCGGGCTCCTACTACGCTTCCTTTTCTGTTGGCGTTCGCCCGGTCTTTCTCTTATCCTAAAATCTCGCCCCCTTGTGGGGCGAGTTCAATAAAGAACGGAGGTGAATGTCGTGCAGACAAGATGTGAAGACTGTAAGAAAAGATGTGTCTGCCACGCTTGCCCTCTACATAATCAATGCCGCTACACTTTGAGGTGCAAATCCTCAAAGTGTTACTGCGGAAAATATAGGAGGTTATCAGAAAATGGAACAGAACAAAATCTGTCCTCTCCTCACGACTAACACTGTCGTAGACGAGAATAACACCGTGAAAATTGGCACACAGCCTGTTTTCTGCGTAACCGAGCAGTGTTCGTGGTGGTTGGAGGACAAACAGAAATGTGCAATCGCAGTTATGGGAGGTAAGAAATAATGGCATATTACATGAATAAGAGCGTCCCGGCGAAGCGAGGAGATATTTTCTACATTTCCAACTCCAAGTGCTACGCCACAGACCCGAGTAATGCAGAGGGAAGACCAGCAATCGTTGTCTCCTCTGATAAATTGAATGAACACGCAGATGTTGTCGAGGTGGTCTATCTAACCACCAAGGAAAAGCGTCTCATGCCTACTCATGCAGAGGTGCTGTGCAAGATTCCTTCAACCGCTCTGTGTGAGACCATCTACACGGTCAATAAGGACAGGCTGGGAGATTTCGTCCGTACCTGTACCGATAAGGAAATGGAGGGTGTCAATGCTGGAATCCTCTGCTCACTCGGTATCGCCGCTCCTGTGGTCGATGGTGAGCCTGTTGACAACTCTGTAACGGTCGAGAGGAATCTTTACAAGCACCTCTACGAAGACCTTCTCAATAAGGTAATGGCGAGGTGATAGATAATGCAAGAGCTTTTCGAGACACGCAATGGTCGTGTCATTATGGACGAGGACTTATCCTCAAAGATGTATCTGATTAAGCAGTATCACCCCGAGAAAGCAGACGAGACCAGCTCCGGGTTTGAGTGGTCTGAAATGGGTATGGCAAACCTGTTTGGTTTGCTCTACTCTCATGAAGCTCGCTACTGCCCGGAACACAAGAGTTGGTACACCTATCACGAGGGAGCATGGCGTAAGGACGAGGGAGCAATTCTCGTGTCCGAGAAGATTAAAGATTTCGTTCGTTTGATGATTCTCTACTGCGGAGAAATCGAGGACGATGATACCCGAAAGTCCTACACCGGGTTCGTCAATAAGATGGGTGACAGGCGTATGCGAGATAGAATCCTCAAGGACGCAACAGGTGAGCTTCGTATCTCTGCTGTGCAGTTTGACGCAGACCCTTATCTCATTAACTGTCTCAATGGTACATACGACCTTCGAGACTTCTCCTTCCGGGAACATAGCTGGGACGATTTTCTCACCATGCAGACAGCATTTAGCCACACTATCTCCAAGACGGTTAAGTGTAAACGCTGGGAGAAGTTCATTAAAGAGGTCACACAGAATGACGAGGACAAGGCAGACTTCCTTCAAAGAGCTTTAGGTTATTCCATGCTGGGTATGAGCAATGAGGAGTGTATGTTCATTCTTCACGGTAAGACCACTCGTAACGGCAAGTCTACTCTGCTCAACACCATCGAGACCATGCTCGGTGACTATGCCAAGGTTGCCCCGGTCGGTATGATTTGCCGTGGAGACCGTCAGAAGGACGCAGAAGCCGCCAGTCCTACCCTTGCCGGGTTGAAGGGCAAGAGGTTCGTCACAATGTCCGAGAGCAACGAATACGGCAAGCTGGACGAGGAGAAAATCAAACAGCTTACAGGCGGCGAGGAAATCTCCGCTCGTGCGCTGTACCAGTCGGCTATTACCTTCAAGCCGCAGTTCACCTTATGGCTTTCCTGTAACGACCTTCCGATGGTGACAGACAAGTCTCTGTTCGCTTCCGAGCGTATCAAGGTGGTGGAGTTCAACCGCCACTTCTCCCCCGAGGAACAGGACACCCACCTCAAGGACGAGCTGTGTGAGCAGTCCAGCATGAGCGGCATTTTCATGTGGCTGGTGCGTGGGTATATCCACTACAAGGAGCGTGGACTTGCAATGAGCGGCAGTCTAAAATCGGTTGTTACAAAGTACGAGCGTGATAACGACCTCGTGTTGCAGTTCCTCGAGAACCGCTGTGAGCGTGTCCCGGAGGAAAACTCACCGACCGTTATCAAGGCGAAAGACCTGTACAACGCTTTCAAGATTTGGGCGAAGTCCGAGGGTGCTTATATCCTGTCGGCTCGTAAGTTCAATTCTGAAATGGAGCGTCACCCGGAGTGGTTCGACAGGAAATCGACCTCGAGCGGCTATGCAACCTATTGTGGTCTAAAATTGAAGGAGGTGCTGTAATGAGCAAATATCTCGAAACCCTTCCGCAGTATCACTTTGACAGAGACGATTTCTGTAAAGTGTTCGGAGAAGTTTTCACCGATGATGAAATCATTGACATTGATATAATGTGTGGTTATCCACAGAACACCGAGAACTTCCTTCTCTATCGTTGGGAGGACGAGTTCTATATCATTCATCGTGACAGCGGCACGATTATCAACTGGTATAAGCATTTGGGAAGAACCAACACCTGTAACAAGGAAGCGTTCACCCTTGCTGATTTGAAGGAGCTTCTGCTTCTTCTCAAGGAGGACTTGAAGGAGGTTGAGGTATGAAGCAATGGGAATATGAAGCTCTCCAAGACGCTCTCACCAAGAAATCCGAAAACAACCCCTATGGACGTACCGGGAACTTCAAGCGTGAGGACGGTTATAAAGAAGGGATTCTTGCCGCAAAGAGTATTCTTCACAGCTTTTATCAGCGGCAGTCTCAAGGTAAGGAGGAATCACAATGCAGTTAGCAGAAAAACAGGAGTTGGTACGGCTCTTGAACCTATACCAAGCTGACCTTCTCATTGACAACGACAACAATATCCGGGAAGCCGCAAAGCACCAGGATAAGAAATGGGAAGGTACTTATAAAACTGGTGTGAAAGCCCAGTATGAACACGCTCGTGTCATTGCCGCAAAGCTGTCGGTAGAAATCGGCAAGTCGGTAAAATCTTACTACGAGCTGTAAAGGAGGACACTGTTATGAATATGGTTTGCAAATGCGGCGGCAAGGAGTTTTTCATCGAGAAACACGGCAATCAGACAGGGCTTTACTGCTCCGCTTGTGGTAAGTGGCAGAAATGGCTCAAGAAGGACGAGATACGACTTTTCAATCATGGTGTCAAGGTAGAGAACACTTCTCTGCTGGAACGTCTCAAGGCTCGTATTGAGGAGAGTGCAATCAAGGTGTCTACCGTCAAAGCTCCGCATACCTACATGAAAGCTGTTGGCACGAGGGAGCTTGAGAAAATTCTCGAGGAGGAGTTGGGAAATGAAGACACGAAATGACATACTTGCTGAATACGTCCGCAGTCGTTACCCCGAGATTGAGAAGACCTTCGACTTTGCCGCCTACTCTGCTGGTGTAGCTCTTAAAGAGTTCGGCAGATGTATCAAGGAAGCGTTCGGAGGTACTGATAAGGAGGTAGACGATGTTTGCGATTCAGAACATTAAGACAGGGAAGTTTTTGTACGGCACAGACTACCGATACCGCCCTCCTCACCAGCGTACCAGCAAGACGAAAATGCTCACTTACAGCTCTATCGCAGAAGCCGCACACGACTTTTGGGTTAAGAGGAAGTGTGGCAAAGATTACAGAATCGTTGTGCTGAAATCGGTGGAGGTTAAGCGAGTGATTGACTACTACGAGAGCAAAAACTTCATTTAACACAAAACGGATAAGTATTTATCAAAAACGACATTTACCAAACTATCTGAAAAAGATTGAAAAACAATCTTTTCATAAGGACGAGTTATTCTTATTATTACAGTAGTTAAAGTAGCTGTTCTCAAGGTATTGCGTGTAACTTCCTCTATATAGAAAAATCCCTATATATAGAAGTTATACGCAAAAACCGATTTTCAACTACTTCTACTACTGCAATAAGAATAAGAAGAAAGGAGACTGAAATGGATATAGATAAACTGTTAGCAGACAGTTCCGGGGATTCCGAGGAGACTGTTGCGACTAAGGAGACTGTTTCCGGCGAGGGGACTGCGGTTGTTCCGGCTGAGAATGATAAGCCTGTCAAGAAGCCAAAGAAGAAAGGTAAGCCCCGAGGAGGTAATAACTGGTTGAAGCCGGAAAACATCGCTCCGGGGCTTGAAGCTGGTGATAATACGAAGTTCCTCTCCGTCAATATGGCGTTGATGAATATGCCGGACATTGACATGGAGAATCCGTTGGAGGTGCAACAGCGACTTTCCGACTATTTTGCTTTGTATGCACAGTATGACATGAAACCTACGGTTGTTGGTATGGCTATTGCACTGAACGGACACAACAGACAGTGGCTTTATGCGGTTACACATGACATTCCGGGAGGTGGTTCGGGATATAAGATTGCATTGCCGCCGGAGGTAGCCGACGTAATAAAAAAGGCGTACTTTTTGCTCGAAAATTTGTGGGAAAACTATATGCAAAGTGGCAAGGTCAACCCGGTAGCTGGTATCTTCCTCGGTAAGAACAACTATGGCTACCAAGACAAGACCGAGTACGTTCTCACACCGAACCAGCAGAACGACAACGACTATTCCGCTGATGAAATCAGAGAACGCTACATTGCAAGCGACCAACAGAAGCGACTTTCAGCAAGCAACTCTGACGATGACACGAGCGACTAAGCGACTTTCACCCACGCTCCGACTTTCCGACTATCAGCCGAGCGACTTTCGACTATGAAATTGCTCCGGGATTTCCCGGGGCTTTTTCTATGCAAAAATTCACGGAAATTTTTAGAAAATCAGCCGGACACGACACTCACCTCTTTAATGCTTTAATGCAATAAAGCAAAACGTACCCCGGGCGGCTGTTTCGGGTTTCTTCCTATATAATGCAAATTTCAATCCTTACAGGATAATTTTTTATCCGAAATGTATTGACATTCAATCTTATTTGTGTTAATGTCTAATCAGATTCAGACAAGAAACAACACAAATCGGATAATATAGGAGGGTTCACAATGAAACAGAGATTCACCAGCAAGCAAACCAGCATAAACAGCATAAAAGCCCCGGCGGTTTACAGTATGAAAAGAGCCGTTAACGTTATGACCGGGAAAACGGTTGTTGACATCGGCGGCGGTCGGTTCGATACAGCCGCAGAAGCCGCCCGGGTTTACGGTGCGGCGGTCTCCATTTATGACCCATTCAATAGAACGCCGGAACATAACGCCGCAGTTCTCGCCGGGTCGTATGATGTGGCGGTGATTTCAAACGTGCTTAATGTTATTGACAGCGAAGCCGCCCGGGGTGATGTGATACGGCTCGCCGCCACGAAAGCCGCCGCCCTTCTGATTACAGTATATGAAGGAGACGGAAGCGGCACAGGCAGACAGACAGCCGCCGACAGTTGGCAAGAAAACAGGCGCACCGCTGATTATATGGACGAAATCGCCGCCGCTCTCCCGGGTTGGAATGTTGCCCGGTTTGGTCGTTTGATTCAAGCAACACAGAAAAGATAAATTTTTATCTGAAAAGTATTGACAAATAATCTCGTGTGTGTTATCTTATAATCACAGCAAGACAAGAAACAATCTTCACAGGATAAACTATAGGAGGTATTCAATTATGGCATACGATTACAGAGAAGCAGTTAAGGACGATGTATTAGAATACATCAACAACGAAATCAATTTCGAGGATTTCGACACCCTCGAGGAGTTGGAGGAGCATTTGAACGAGGTTCTTTTCACAGAGGATAGCGTGACCGGGAACGCTTCCGGCTCGTACACGTTCAACACCTACGAAGCAGAAGAAAATATCTGTCACAACCTCGATTTACTCGGGGAAGCTCTCGAGGAGTTCGGAAGCGGTGCGGATTACTTAATCACCCACGGAGCGGAAGCCGCAGACGTAACAATCCGTTGTTACCTGTTGGGCGAGTGTATCGCCGCCGCTCTCGAGGAAATCGAGGACGATTTCAACGAAGCCCACGAGGGAGAGGAGAGCGAGGAAGAATGAAAAAATACACGTTCACAGATGGCGGCTATACCTTCCAGCGGATAGACAAGAAAGCCGCCCGGCGAGCTTATAACAATGGTCTTCGGGTTATGCTTTGCCCGGTGAATCTTCGCCCGGGCTACCCTTACCACCCGGAAACCAGCATAAGCGGCAAAGCCGCCGCAACATTTGAAGAAGCGTTGAACGCTTTCGAGTTCTACAATCTCCGAGGGAAGGAAACCGGGCGTTATACGGCGTTTTATATCCCGATTCGAGAGGTTGACAGATTCACAGGGGAAGCACCCACAGCGGCAACGCTGGGAACGGTCACGCAGTACGATTATAGATATATAGGAGGTTGACAACATGAGCGCATTTGAAAAGCTGTGCAATGAGTACAGAGAAAACAAGAGATTGATTGAAGAATTGGAAGCGATGAACGACAGTATAAAAACCGACATTCTCGCAATCATGGGAGACCGGGAGACGGTCACAGAGGGAGCGAGCAAAGCGACATACAAGGCGGTTACTTCGTCCCGGTTCGATTCTTCCGGCTTCCGTAAAGTGTACCCGGATTTATTCGCCGAGTACAGCACCCCGACAACATACCGCCGTTTTACGGTTCAATAAGGGGGTGAAAAGATTTGATTTTACTTTGTATTTTAATTTTTCCGTTCGTGGTCTTCGCTGACCTGTTAAAAATGAATAAATAAGGCGCAACGCTCCGGGCTTCGGCTCGGGGCGTTTTCTGTTGCCCTCTGTGCCGCCTGTGCGCCGCTGTGGGTGGCTTCTGTCTGTGGGGCTACCCCATTACACCCCGGCGGCGTTCCGGCTCTCTGTGGGGCTGTCTGTGGGTCTCCGTTGGGGCTACCCTGTGGGCGGCTACTTCGTCCGGGTTGCTGTAAAGTGTAATCTTGAATAGCCGCCCGGGTTCGGTGTCGGTGCTTCGGTTCGTGCTGTGTCGGTGCGGTTTGGGCTGGTGTATGCTGTGGGGCGTTCTGTTGGCGTTCTACGGCGTTTTTCTTGCTGGTGTGGGTTGATGTACTCCGGCGGCGTTCCGGGCGTTCTGTGGGCTTCTGCGTGGCTGTGGGTACACCCCCGGAGGGGGATTGGCAAGGGGCGAAACCGGGCGAGGGAGTACGCTGAATATTCTCAAAAAATAAAAAGACCCTATAAAAGATAATTTCTTATCCTATCAGTGTTGACAATCTCCCTTTCTCGTGCTATACTCGTATCACAAACAACATATAGGAGGTCAAAACATGGTTAAGAATAACATTGAAGTTGATGTAAAGGTGAAGCTCCTCGAAGCTGGGAAGACACAACAGCAGTTGGGTGAAGAAATCGGCACTACTGGGCAGTACATCAACCGAGTTCTCAAGAAGAATGGTGGAATCGTGAACGACACCTTCGTGAAAATGATGGACGCTCTCGGTTATAACATCGTTCTCACCTACGAAAAGAAGGATTGAAGTAGTTAAAGTAGTTGAAAACAGCATTTTGCGTGTAACTTCCTCTTAGTACACACATATATAGCAAAAGTTACCGCAATTTTTGATTTTCTACTACTTTTACTACTTGAGGAGGTGAATATCTCGTGAAAGCGATTGGTTATATCCGTGTATCTACGGAGGAACAGTCTGCGGACGATAAATACGGTATCGATGTACAGAAACAGGCGATTTCAGATTATGCCGACAGAAATGATTTTGAAATCGTGTGCTGGCTGACCGATACAATCAGCGGTGCGAAGGACAACCGCCCGGAACTGGACAAGATTCTCTACAATGCAGACAAGCTTCCGGCACATGAAGCTGTGATTGTGTTCAAGAATGACCGTGTTGCTCGTGACACAAAATTGTATTTCTATTACTTCTACACGCTCGAGAAGCGAAATGTGAAACTGCTCTCTACCGAGGAGCATTTTTCGGAGGGTGACGATTTCGCCAACATCTACCGCTCTCTGCTGATGTTCGTTGCGGAACAGGAGCGAAAGAACATCGCTCTGCGTACCGGGCGTGGACGGTCTCTCAAGGCTCAATGTGGTGGGTATTCCGGCGGCAATAAGCCGTATGGTTATTACTGCGTGGACGGTATGCTCATGCAAAACCCGGAAGAACGACCTATCGTGGAGACGGTATTCCGAGAGCATGACGAGAACCACACCTCTTTGCTGGACATTTGCGAGATTCTATATGATGGTGGGTATCGAACCCGAAAAGGCAAGAGATTTCAGCCGTCCACCATTCGAGGAATCCTATCTAATCGCCCCTTCTATGAGGGCAAGTACAAATATGGAGACATGGGCTGGGTACAGGGCGTACACTCCCCGATTCTCCCATTGGAGGTGTAGAAATGAAGAAAATGCTATCTGTTATGCTTGTCGGAGTGCTTATGCTGGCGGTCTCCGGGTGTGGAGCTGAACCACAACACAAGGTCTCGTATGTCAGCGGAGAAAAGCTCACTGTTCTCGAGCAGTACGATTGTGTGGCTGTCTATACGCAGTACACTAATGACAGCTCCGAAACTGCTGTCCCGGCTGATGAAGTGTCGGTCAAAGCATTTCAGAACGGTGTCGAATTGTCACCGCTTGTCCCGACAGGTGATAGAACCAACGGCTATGTACAGTGCGATTCCAGTGTACAGAGTGGCACGACCGCTGATGTGGTGTGGCTGTTCGAGCTTGACGATGATTCTACCGTATCGGTGGAGCTGTCCGGCGGCGAGAAGGTCGAAATCCCATTGACAGAGGAATGAGCCTATGTGGGTGCTGGCAATATTGATATTTCCCTTTGCGGTACTCTATGAGATTGTGAAGATGAATGAACGGTCTCATCACCGAGGGAAACGAAAACGAAGAAAAAGATTTTAATGACGAGGGTGCGTTATCGCACAGAGATTTAATTCTCTGAACGGTGACGCACCCTCTTTTTGTTTGGAGGTATTTATGAAAGAGTTACTTGAAAAAATTCTCGGGCAAATCAAAAAGACACCCTCCGGGGTAAGAGCCTATGAGGATTTATACCATATCTGTCTCGAGACACAGAAGACAGACATTCCCCTATCCGTGGAGTATCTGAAAAAGCTGTCAGACATTATCGAGAATCGGATTCCGCAGTCTGAAACAGACAAGGAGCTTCGCTCCCTGTTCATGCTTCACAAGAAGGTTTTGCTTGCCGCCGCTCCATTCGATTTTGAAAGCTATCTACTCTATGTCGAATGGGAACGTGAGCCGGACAAGAAGTTCTATGTCCCTCGCCGTGAAGTCATGCACCCTGTCGTACAGGCAATGCAAGATTTGATTGACGATAGGCTGGATTTACTTACGATTTCCATGCCGCCCGGTACTGGTAAGTCCACTCTCGGTATCTTCTTCCTGTCGTGGGTCATGGGTCGATTCCCGGATTCACAGTCCCTTGCTTCTGCTCACTCGGGTATGCTGACACGCTCCTTCTATGACGGTGTGTATCAGATTATCACCGACAGCGAGTACCTGTGGGCTGATGTGTTCCCGGGAGTAAAGATGGCGGCAACGAACTCCAAGGAGGAAACCATTGACCTTCACAAGAAGCACCGATTCTCTACACTCACCTGTCGAGCAATCAATGCTTCACTGACTGGTGCTACCCGATGTGACAAAATCCTCTACGCCGATGACTTGTGTTCCGGCATTGAGGAAGCTATGAGCAAGGAGCGATTGGATAAGCTATGGAGTGCCTACACCAATGACCTTAAATCTCGAAAAAAGGAAGGTGCGAAGGAAATCCATATCGCTACCCGATGGTCTGTCCATGATGTTATCGGTCGATTGGAGAATCAGTACGGTGGTGATTCCCGAGCGAAGTTCATTGTTCTTCCGGCACTGGACGCAGACGGTGAAAGTAATTTCAATTACACCTACGGTGTCGGATTCAGCCGCCACTATTTCGAGGATATGAGGAACAACCTTGATGAAGCGTCTTTCAAGGCTCTGTTTATGAATCAGCCTATCGAGCGTGAGGGTCTGCTCTACGATGTGGACGAACTGCGCCGATATTTTGAGCTTCCAGCAGAAGACCCGGACGCTATCATCGGTATCTGCGATACCAAGGATAAGGGTTCTGACTACGCTTTCCTTCCGGCGGCGTATGTGTACGGTAATGACTACTACATTGACGATTGTATCTGTGATAACAGCTTACCGAACATCGTTGACGCTCGATTGGTGGACATATTGCTCCGCTGTAAGGTTAAAATGTGCCGCTTCGAGAGCAATTCCGCTGGTGGTCGTGTTGCCGAAAAGGTGCAGAACGAGGTTAAGAAGCGTGGCGGTATCACTCGCATTACGACCAAGTTCACTACCGCCAATAAGGAGACAAAAATCATCGTCAACAGTGCATGGGTCAAGGAACACTGTCTGTTCAAAGACGATAGCCTGTATAAACGTCAGAGTGATTATGGTCGCATGATGGATATGCTCGGCTCTTACACTGTGGCTGGTAAAAACAAGCACGATGATGTTCCCGATGGTATGGCTATGCTGGCAGAGTTCGCACAAAGTCTGTCCGGCGCAAGGGTTGAGGTATTTCAGAGACCGTGGTAACACAGGTCGTATGAGTTATACACACTTTCCACATAATTATCAACATATAGTGTGTTAGCGTATTGACTTCTACTATATCTTGTGGTATTATGATATAGTAAAAAGAACAAGTTTGAATGGGTGCATGATTGCACGAGGTAATTTAGACCTCAAGCAGTCATGCACCCATTTTTTGTATGCAGAAAGGAGGAAGGAACGTGGCACATCAAATTGACGAGAGCAAGCCGAAGTATCTAAGTCAGACACGATTTATGAGCGGTCGGCGCATTATCAAAACCAGCGTGACAGAAATCACGGACGAAAACGTGGTTGATGTTCTCCGTAAGGCTCTCGCTACTCACGAGTTGAACCGCAGTGAGATTGACTACCTGTGGAAGTATTACCGTGGAGACCAGCCAATCAGAAACCGTGTCAAAGACGTTCGCCCCGAAATCTGCAATAAGATTACCGAAAATCGTGCAAACGAAATTGTGTCCTTCAAGGTTGGGTATCTGTGTGGCGAACCGATTCAGTACGTCAGCCGTAATGGTGGCGAGGAAATCGTAAAGCAGATTAACACCCTCAACGAGTATATGTTCGCAGAGGACAAAGCCGCTCAAGACCAAGAGCTTGTTGAGTGGCAGATGATTTGTGGTACAGCGTTCCGTCTTGTCCTTCCCGATGAACCGGGTGAGGAAGACGAAGCTCCTTTTGAGCTTTACACTCTCGACCCGAGAGACACCTTCGTTGTGTATTCAAACGAAATCGGTAACAAGCCGCTGATGGCGGTTAAGTACAGCAAGGACGATAACGAGATTTTTCACTACTCGATTTATACCGAGAATCGCTATTACCTCGTGGACGGAGACATTTTGGTGGAATCCAAACCTCATGCCCTCGACATGATTCCGATTATCGAGTACCCGGGAAACAATGCTCGTCTCGGTTCTTTTGAGATTGTGCTTCCTCTACTGGACGCAATCAACAATGTGGAAAGTAACCGTATGGACGGTATGGAGCAGTTGGTACAGGCTTTTATTAAGTTCATTAACTGCGACATTACCAAGGAGGAATACGAGGAGTTCTTACAGCTCGGCGCAATCAAGGTGAAGTCCGTGGACGGACAAGCCGCTGATGTTGGTGTAGTCACCACAGAGCTGAATCAGACACAATCGCAGACCCTCAAGGACGATTACTACAACGCAATGCTCACTATCTGCGGTATGCCGAACCGTAACGGCGGTTCTTCCACGAGTGATACTGGTTCTGCCGTGTTGCTCCGTGATGGTTGGTCTGACGCAGAAGCTCGAGCAAAGGACAGCGAGAATGTCTTCAAGCGAGCAGAAAAGAAAATGCTCAAGCTGGTTCTTCGTATCTGTCGAGACCTCGGCGGTCTCACGCTCAAGTTGAGCGATATTGATATGAAGTTCACTCGCCGTAACTACGAAGCCATTCAGAGTAAATCTCAAGTCCTTATCTCCATGCTTCAAGAGCCTAAGATTCACCCACAGTTGGCGTTCCAGCATAGCGGAATGTTCTCTGACGCTGAATCTGCTTACAACATGAGCATGAAGTATTACGAGGAGCAACAGGAGAAAGCCGCTGAACTGGCTAAGAAGACCACTCCCGATGATTCCGGGGACGATGATAATGACCCGGACAATAACGATATTTAAGCGGTAAGCCGCTGTGAATATAGGCAGAGAAGCCTTAAATCGCAATAGTCAGAGAAGACTTAAACCGCAAACATTGTCACAGAAGACATTAAAAGACAGGAGGATTTCAACATGGCAAAAATTGACATTAGCAAGATTGACGGCTATGCCGACATGACCCCGGAACAGAAAATTGCCGCTCTTGAAGCGTTCGAGACAGAAGACCCCGATTACAGCGGATATGTAAAGAAGGATATTTTCGATAAGACAGCTTCCGAGCTTGCGGCTAAGAAGAAGGAGCTGAATGAAAAGCTCACCGAGGACGAGCAGAAAAAGCAGAAGGAACAGGAGGAACGTGAGGAGTTACAGTCCAAGTACGACAAACTGCTCCGTGAAAGCGAAGTTTCCAAGTTCAAGGCAAAGTTGCTCGGCATGGGTTACGAGGAGAAGCTGGCTGACGCTACCGCAGAAGCAATGGCTGATGGTGATACCGAGAAGGTCTTCGCCAATCAGAAGAAACATCTTGAGAATGTCGAGAAGAAGGTTCGTGCGGAAGCCCTTAAAGATACACCGAAACCGACCCCGGACGGAGATTCCAAGACAATGACCCTTGAGAAGCTCCGCAAAATGTCTCCACAGGAGCGTTATGACTATTCTGTGAAGAATCCCGAGGACTACAAAGCCCTCTACACCAATAACGATACAGGAGGTAATGAGTAATGGCTCATAAGATTTATGACAATTTCTATCTCTCCAACGAGGTAGAAGACCAGTTCAATTCCCACCTCGATTTACAGCAGTTCTGTACTGTTGATAACTCTCTCGTGGGTACTGCTGGTATGAAGCGCAAGATTAACGTCTACAAGGCTACCGCTGGTACGGAGAAGCTGAAAATGGGCGAAGGTAACACCAAGAGCATTGAGGTTTCTTTCACCCCGGAGGAGTACGAGATTCAGCTCGCACAGAACAAGTTCCAGTATTATGACGAACAGGAAATGACTGACCCTATGCTCGTTCCTGTCGGCACTCGTCACATGGGTACTGATATGTTCAATACCGTAAACGGCGATGTGTACGGCGAGTTCAAGAAGGCTACTATGGTCGTTCCTACTGCGAAGATTGACTTCGCCGCATTTGTGGACGCTGTTGCCAATCTGAACATCGAAAGCACTGACAATCAGCCGGAGAAGGTTGCTCCGCAGACTTTCGCTTTCGTACACCCGGGCGATACTGCCGAGCTTCGTAAGAACCTCGCAGAAGACCTCAAGTATGTGGAAGCGTTCGCTCGTGCTGGCTACATCGGTACTGTTGGCGGCGTGAACATCTACACCAAGAAGGACGCTACGAAGGGTACTATCGTGGTTGCTACTCGACAGGCAGTTACCATCTTCAATAAGAAGGGTGTCGAGGTTGAGACTGACCGTAACGGCGATATTCGTCAGAACACTATTTGGTCTCGTAAGTATTACCTTGCGGCTCTGACTGACGCTACCAAGGCAGTCAAGATTTTCAAGGGTACTGCTACTGCCACTGCGGACACTACGGTTTCCGAGGGCAAGGTTTACTACGCTAAGACCGACAACGGCTACATCGTTGGTAAGCCTAAGACCAACCCGAAGACCGAAGGTTTCTACGAGATTGCCTAAGTAAAGGAGGTGGACAACATGACCGAGGAAGAAAAGCTGATTGCTCTCAAAGCGATGGTCGGTGGTTCGGACAGTGACGAAGTGCTGTCCACCTATCTCAAACTGGCTGGTCGTAAAATCATCAATCGAGCATATCCGTATGATTCCAGCGTAACGGAAGTTCCGGCACAGTATGACACTCTCCAATGCGAGATTGCCGCTTATATGCTGAACAAGCGTGGTGCAGAGGGTCAGACCTCTCATTCCGAGAACGGTATCTCCCGAAGCTATGAAAATGCTGATATTCCTTCCTCAATGCTCAAGGTGGTTACTCCTCATGTGGGGGTGATTAAATGAGAATGATGGAACGAAACAAGAGCAAATTCTTCTACGCTCTGTACAAAGAGAAAGTCCCTAAGACGGACGAATACGGAAATGTTACAGGGGAATATGAAATCATTCGAGACAACCCGGTAGAGTTCTCCGCTAATATCTCTGCCGCCAAGGGTGAAACAAGCACCCGACAGTTTGGAGAAAGCGAGAGCTATGACAAGGTAATTGTCATGGGGACGGACGCTCCCCCTATTGACGAGTACACAGTGCTATGGGTCGATAAAACGCCACAGGTTGATGAAACCGGGGCTTTGGTTACGAACGATGATGGTGAGGTCATTACTCCTCACGATTATATCGTCAAGAAGGTAGCCAAGAGCTTGAACAGCGTATCGGTTGCGATAAGCAAGGTGACTGTCAGTGGGTAGAAAAGTTATCTCATTCGGATTGTCAACGAGTGAAATCAACCGAGCTATGAAAGAGCTGGCTGATTACAAACAAGAAATCCTTAGAAAAACAGAACTCCTCCGAGAGAAAGTAGCCGAGCGGCTGGCTGATGAAGCGAAAAGCGGATTCAGCGGTGCAATCGTTGACGAGCTTATTCTCAAAGGAGGGCAAACTTCTCCACGATACGCACAAGTCGATGTGTCGGTTGACAATCGAGGGTCGGTTACTGTCGTTGTCGCAAGTGGTGAAGACGCTGTGTGGGTTGAGTTTGGTGCTGGTGTCTATCATAATGGCTCTCCCGGTTCGTCCCCTCACCCTCACGGTGCGGAACTGGGAATGACAATCGGTGGATTCGGTAAGGGTAACGGCAAGAAAGAAGTTTGGGGATTCTACGAAAATGGCGAATTGAAGCTATCTCGTGGTACTCCGGCTCGTATGCCGATGGCTCTTGCAATCACCACCGTTTGCAATGATATTCAGTCTATCGCAAAGGAGGTGTTCGGGTGATTGACATTGAGACAGAGGTATTCAGTATCGTGTCCGCAGAGGTGCGAAAGAAATACCCGAAAATCTATATGACTGGCGAATATGTCAAGTCTCCACCTTCCTTCCCTTGTGTCTCTCTCATTGAGACAGACAATCAAGTTTATCGAAACACTCGAGATTCCGGGTGTATCGAAAACCACGCACAGGTGCTTTACGAGGTCAATGTCTACTCTAACAAAACGAGTGGTAAGAAGACTGAATGTAAAGCAATCATCGCTCTCATTGATTCCAAGATGGAAGCACTCGGTTTCACACGAACCCTTATGAACCCTGTTCCCAACGAGGAAGACGCAACGGTTTACAGAATGGTGGCTCGATACAGGGCTATCGTCTCTAAAAACAAAACTATTTATAGGAGGTAAACAAGCATGGCTATTAGCACTTACAAGATTTTTCTCATGCAGAAGAACACTTCCGCATGGGAGAAGCTGATTGACATTAAGGAGTTTCCCGACCTCGGCGGTGCGCCGGAAATGCTGGAAACTACTACTCTGTCTGACAAAATGCAGACTTACATTCCGGGTATTCAGTCCCTCGATTCTCTTGAGTTCACTGCGAACTATACTCTCGAGGAGTACAAGAAGCTGAAAGCACTGGAAGGTACAGAGAAGGAGTTCGCCGTTTGGTTCGGTGGTACGGAAGCTGGCGATACCGTCACTCCTACTGGTGACAGCGGTAAGTTCAAGTTCAAAGGCTCTCTGTCTGTTTATGCTAACGGCGGCGGCACGAATGAGGTTGTCGAAATGACTATCACTATCGCTCCGTCTACTGTTATCAGCATGGACGCAGAGTAAGGAAAAATAAGGAGGATAAATCATCATGGCAAAGCAGTTGAAATTCACTTTCAAGGATAAAGAATATGTCCTTGAGTTCACTCGCAGAACGGTTACGGAAATGGAGAAGAAGGGCTTCGTTGCGGCAGAGGTCGAGAACAAGCCTATGTCCACTCTCCCGGCACTGTTTGAAGGTGCGTTCCTCGCACATCATCGTTTCGAGAAGAAGGAAGTTATCAACGAAATCTTCTCTCACATGACGAACAAGGAGGAGCTTATCGGTAAGCTGGCAGAAATGTACAACGAGCCGATTATGGCACTGGTCGAAGAACCCGAGGAATCTGAGGGAAACGTAAGCTGGACAGCGAGTTGGTAAGTGATTCGCTGTTGACAGATGAATCCGCTAACAAGGGGAGCGAGCGTGAGAATCGCTCTGCTCCCCCTTCTTATTCGGAGATTTTTCTCGCAAAGTTCCCCTATTACTTATCAATAGGCATGACGGAAGAACAATACTGGGATAGAGATTCCACTCTCGTGAAGTCCTACCGCAAAGCGGAGGAGCTTCGCAAAGAGAGGGTCAATCAAGAAATGTGGTTACAGGGTATGTACATCTATGACGCTATTTCTCGTCTGTCTCCGATTCTTCGTGCTTTCGCCAAAAAGGGAACGAAAGCCCAACCTTATGTCGAGGAAGCATATCCCATCAATAAAAAGACGGTGGAGGAAGCAGAACTCAAGAAGGAAAAGGCTAAGTCTGAAAAGGGTCTGCGCTATATGCAAGCGTATATGGTACAGGCAAATAAGCAGTTACAAGAAAGGAAGTGAGTTTTATGCCTACTACAATCGAACAACTCGAATTGGAAGTTCAGTCGAGTTCCACCTCGGCTGTCGCTGGTATAGACGCTCTTTCCGCTTCTTTGTCCAAACTCAAAAATGCAGTTAGGGGCGGTGTCGGATTAACAAGCGTTGCAAATCAAGTACGCAATCTCGATACCGCCCTTAAAAGCATGGATAGTTCCGGGGCAGACAAGATTGACAAGCTCGCTTCCAGTTTGGAAAAACTGAAAGGTCTCGGCAGTCTCAAGATTTCGTCTTCCATCGGAAATCAGCTTCAAAATATCGGCAGTGCCGCCGCTTCCCTCACTGGTGTAGATTTCAGTGCTATGGAGAAGCTGGGTACAGCACTTCAACCGTTGAACAATTTGAACGCTTCCGGGCTAAAGTCCACTATCAATGCGCTCAATAAGTTACCGAAGCTGGCAGACACCCTCGACAACATGGATATGACTAAGTTCACCAGTCAGATTCAGCAGTTGTCTACGGCTCTTGCTCCGCTGACAAATCAGCTCAATGCTGTGACTGCGGCGTTCAATCGTCTTCCTACGAACATTCAGAGAGCTATCACCGTCACGAACAGAATCTCGCAAGAGAACAATAAGGCGGCAAATAGTTACATGAATCTGTATGCCAAAATCAAAATGGCTATGGGTGTTGTTCGTACTGGTGCGAGAGTAATCGCTTCGTGGATAACACAGTCCAACCAGTACATTGAGGATTTGAACCTGTTTACCGCTTCTATGGGTGAATATGCAGAGGAAGCACAGAAATACGCAGAAGCAGTCAGTGAAGCTCTCGGTATCGACCCGGGCGAGTTCATGCGAAATCAAGGTGTGTTCAACACCATCATTACAGGTTTCGGTGTGGCGAGCGATAAAGCGTACCTTATGTCCAAGAACCTCACACAGCTCGGCTACGACATTTCTTCGTTCTTTAACATTTCGTTCGAGGACGCAATGCAGAAGTTACAGTCCGGCATTGCTGGTGAGCTTGAGCCGCTTCGTAGACTGGGTTACGACCTGTCTGTTGCAAGACTGCAAGAGGAAGCTCTTGCTCTCGGTATCGAGAAAAAGGTCTCTGCTATGACACAGGCTGAAAAGTCGCAGTTGCGTTACTACGCAATTATGACACAGGTAACTACCGCTCAAGGTGATATGGCTCGTACTCTGAACGCTCCGGCGAACCAGCTTCGTGTTTTACAGGCACAGGTTACGCAGTGTGCAAGAGCTTTGGGTAATATCTTTATCCCGGCTCTGAACGCAGTATTACCGTATGCAATCGCTTTGGCGAAGATTGTCCGTATGCTGGCAAACTCTATCGCAAGTCTGTTCGGATTCAAACTCCCGGAGGTAGATTATTCCGGCATTTCTGCTGGTGCTTCTGCGGTTGGCGATTTGGCTGACAACGCCGGGGACGCTTCCGATGGACTGGGTAAAGCCGGGAAAGCGGCTAAGAAGCTGAAAAATGCTCTGCTCGGTATTGACGAGCTGAACGTCCTGTCTAAAGACGATAGTTCCAGCGGAAGCGGTAGCGGCTCGGGTGCTGGTATCGGTGGTGGGGATTTAGGCATTGACCTTCCTACCTACGATTTCCTCGGTGACGCAATCACTTCCAAGGTTGACGAAATCGTTCAGATGATTAAGGACGCTATGTGGGAAATCACGGCTGTTATCAGCGGATTCTTACTGGCAATCGGTACTATCCTTGTTGTCACAGGTGCGAACATTCCTCTCGGTCTCGGTCTCATGGCTGTTGGTGCTGTCGGTTTGGCGGCTACGGTAATGGCGAACTGGAACGGAATGTCGGAACGGTTGGCGAAGGTACTCACCCTCGTTACAGGGGTGTTGGGTGGCTTCCTGTTGGCTATCGGCGCTTTCCTTGTATTTTCGGGTGTCAACGTACCGCTCGGTGCTGGTCTCATGGTGGCTGGTGCGGCGGCTCTCGGTACTGCGGCTGTAATTAACTGGAAGTTCCTCAATGGAGACCTGTCGAACGCTCTGTCCATTCTCACGGCAATCGTGAGCGGTGCGTTGCTGGCTATGGGTGCGTTGTTCGCCTTTACTGGCGTTGATGTTCCTCTCGGTATCGCATTGATGGCGGCTGGTGCTGTCGGCATGGTTACAGCAATCGGTCTTAACTGGGATTCGATGTCCGACCCTCTCCGTAGGACAATCGGTATGCTCGAAACCATTGTTGGAGGTGCATTACTGACATTCGGTGCAATTCTCGCTCTGACTGGTGTAAACGTTCCTCTCGGTGTTGCGATGATTGCCGCTGGTGCGGTTTCTGTCGCTTCGGCAGTGGCTTTGAACTGGAACTCCTTAACAGGTGATGTTCAAGAATCCGTACTAAGCATTGTGGCTATCGTGAGCGGTGCTTTAATCGGTGTCGGTGCAATCCTCGCTCTGACAGGAGTTGCAACCGGGCTGGGTATTGCGATGATTGCCGCTGGTGCTGTCGGTCTTGCCGCAACGGTCGGTTTGAATTGGAATAGTATGCCGGACAATATCAGAAAGGTTACTACGAAGATTCTTCTCATTGCTGGGGCGGCTTCCATTGCCATAGGTATGATTCTCGCTTTCACAGGAGTTGCAACTCCTCTCGGCGTAGGTCTTATCCTCGCTGGTGCGGCGGCTCTCGGTACGGCTGTGGCTCTTAACTGGGAGACTTTGACAAACAAGCTAAAGGGCGTAACTACTAAAATACTTGCTATCGCTGGGGCGGCGGCTCTTGCAATCGGTATTATCCTGTGCTTCACCGGGGTTGGTATTCCTCTCGGTGTTGGATTGATATTATCGGGTGCGGCGGCTCTCGGTACAGCAGTAGCTATTAACTGGGAAACCATCAAAGAAAAAATCAAAGGAGTTTTTACCAAGATTAAATCAATGGCTGGTTCTCTCGGCAAACTTGCTATCGGTCTCATGTTGTGTCTGACAGGTGTTGGTATTCCTCTCGGTCTTGCTCTCATTGCAGATGGGGTCAAAGACTTCGCTACTGGAAAACCTGTTAGCTGGGGTTCGATGGTGAGCGGAATTAAGGAAGCTCTCGGAAATATATCTGACGAGTGGAACAAATTCAAAAAGAAGGTTAAGAACAGCAAGCCTGTTCAATTCCTTGCCGAAGTAAAAAACAATGCTTCGGAATGGTGGGACAACGTAAAGGGTTGGTGGTCTGATAAGACGAAAGACGGTCTCTCTCTTGAAACTGGCGTAAAGCTCGTAAAAGATGGCTGGTCTTCTGTGAAGAACTGGATTGGTAACATTCCGGCTGTGAAACAGGGTGTCGGGCTTCTGAAATCCGGCTGGTCTACCGTGAAAAACTGGATAGGCAACATTCCTACCGTAGACCAAGCTGTCGCACTCGCAAAGAGTGGCTGGCAGACGGTCAAGGGCTGGATTGGCAATATCCCGGGAGTATCGCAAGCAGTAAGTCTTGCGAAATCCGGCTGGAACTCTGTAAGAGAGTGGGTCGGTAATATCCCGGTTGTCAGTCAAGGAATCTCGTTGCTGAAATCCGGCTGGACAACGGTTAAAAACTGGGTCGGCAATATCCCTACTCTGTCCCAAGCAATCAATCTCATTAAGAGCGGTTGGCAGACAGTAAAGGGCTGGATTGGTAACATTCCTACTCTGTCCCAAGCAATCAGCCTTATCAAGAGTGGTTGGACTACGGTTAAGAATTGGATTGGAAATATCCCGGTTCTTTCTCAAGGTATCAGCTTACTCAAGTCGGGTTGGACAACGGTTAAAAACTGGATTGGTAACATTCCTACGCTTTCGCAAGGAATCTCGTTGCTGAAATCCGGCTGGTCTACCGTAAAGAACTGGATTGGTAGTCTTCCTGTTATCGCTCAAGGTATTTCGCTTTTCAAGTCCGGGTGGACAACGATTAAAAACTGGATTGGTAGCCACACCGTAGGTGTTGGTATTTCTCTATGGAAAAACGGTTGGAGTTCTATCTCGAGCTTCGTTGGTACTTCGGTATCCGTCGGTATCTCGCTTTTCAAATCCGGCTGGACTTCTATTAAGAAGTTCTTCGGACTGGCGAACGGCGGTATCGTTGGTGCGAACGGCGGCGTGAAGATGTTCGCTTCCGGCGGTATCATCACTCCGAATATGTGGAAAGCAATGCCGAAATATGCTGGCGGCACGAACCGAGCGCATGGCTCTATGTTCGTTGCTGGTGAGAGCGGTGCAGAGCTGGTGGGTCATGTAAATGGTACTACCGAGGTGCTGAACCGATTCCAGCTTGCTTCTGTTATGCACAGCTCCATCGTAAGCGGTATGGCACAGTTCTCCGGGTACTGGCAGTCCATGTCTCGAGACATTGTGACTTGTGCGAACGGTATTATCAATGCCGTTGTCGTAAGTACCGCCGGAATCAATGACAACCTTGTGCTGGCTTCGGCAAGCGGTTATGACCCTTATAACTCGCTGGCACAGACGGTGTACGAAGATTCCAAGAAATCCTATGACGGTGCATATTCCGATGATTCGTGGTCTCGCAATATGCGTGAGTTCTACCACGAGTATGTCGAACCTACTCTCAAGGAAATCGCTACCGATACCAAGAGACAGGCAGACAAGAAGGAACAGACCATCGTAAAGGTCGGCAACCGTACAATCAATGACGCTGTTACCACGCAGAAGGAAGCGAACGGTTTCAGCTTCACCGAGTAAAGGAGGTGTGTAGCGATGGCATATTTAGCGATAAATGGTTATGAGCTACCACCTTGTAAACGAGGTGTGAGCGTAGTCGTAACCACCGTGGTTGACAGCGGACGAGACGCTAACGGTGCTGTTGTAGGTCAAAGAGTTGGGCGAGACCAGTACAAGATAGATGGGCTTGAGTGGGCGTGGCTCACTGCGGCTCAATGGGAACGGATTCTCTCTATCTTGAGCAATTTCTTCGTCTATGTCGAATTTAATGACCCTGTAACAAATAAACGCAAAACCGTAAGAATGTACTGCGGAGACCGTACAGGAGAACCCTACTGGGTGACAGAAGACGGTACTCCAACGCATTATCGGAATTGCAAGGTAAATCTTATCGACACTGGCGAGTAAAGGAGGGGTTTTATGCAGAAAGTATCGAAAGCATACAAAGAAAGCATGAAGTCCTCTCTCCGTGAGAGAGCATACATTATGATTTCTTTCGGACTTGTGAACCAAGAAGCACAGGCGAAAGCTACGGTCGATAATGGCAGTTATGCCTACTACTCGAACAAGGACAATATCTTCGGAGAGCATATTGACGATACAGTCTATGCCACTCTCGAGGAGGAGTTCACGAAAGTAGATGGCTCTATGTTCTTTCTCCCTCGGGCTACCGAGGGAGGGAGATACTATGATACCGGGATTGTCTCGGACAAGCTGATTTCCGAAGCTCGATGTGAAGTGATTATCAGCTTGAACACAATCGCAACGGATTTCAAGGGTCTCACGATTAACTTCGGTGAGAATTACCCGGTTGATTTCGATATTGTCGGAAGTACCGGGCAGACCATTGAGTTTAGAGGGAATACAAAATCAAAGTGGAGTACCGAGGAAGTATTGGAAAATACAACCTATATCAAGCTGGTGTTCTACAAGATGAAGAATCCTCAAAGCCGTTTGCGTATCTACTCTATCATGTTCGGTTACGGACTTGTGTATTACAACGATTCTGTTATGAGTTCTGCTCTTGACAGTTACGTTTCCCCTATCGGGGCTGATGTTCCGCAGTTCGATTTTTCGGTAACGCTGAAAAACTACGACCACTACTTCAATGTGGATAACCCGAACTCGGCTATCAACTACCTCGAGACAGGACAGGAAATGGATATTATGTACGGTTATCAGACCCCGGGTTCTGACACTATCGAGTGGATTCAAGGAAACCACCTGTGGTGTTCCGAATGGGAAAGTGACGATAACACGGCTACAATCCGTTGCCAAGACATTTTCCGCAACATGGACGGCGAGTATGTGAAGGGTCTGTATAGTGCCGCTGGTAAAAGCTACTACGCACTGGCAGAGGAGATTTTGAAGGACGCTGGGATTTCCGAGTATTATATCGACCCACGTTTGAAGAAGCTCTACTCTAACAACCCGATTCCGAGAGTGAAATACAAAGAAGCATTGCAGATTATCGCAAATGCCTGTCGATGTGTTCTCACCCAGTCTCGAGACGGCAAGGTTCAAATCAAGTCGAATTTCATGCCGAGTGCTTCCATCGCAACCAACGGCGAGGAGACCTACTCCAATGCCGCAAACGTGCTGACGGACGCACCGAAGGTCGAATATGCAACCCTCGCCGGGAATTATACCCCTACCGATGGGACGATGTTCTTCCTTCCGAGAAACGGCAAGGCGGCTCTGACAACCGGGTATGTCTCGAAGGAAATCTCCGGGGCAAACGGAACATTCACAAAGAATCCTGTCGTTACTATCACGATGGAAGCGATTCGAGCTTATTACGGTTTGAAGCTGGTCTTCGGTACAGCTCTCCCGGCGGCGTTCACAATCAGAACGTACAAGGGTGGCGAGCCTGTAAATGAATACCCGGTTGAGAAAGACGAAATCAACACCACTTCGATTATTCTTCGAGATTTCGATGATTTCGATGTGATGAAGATTGAGTTCACAAAAACCGCAGAGCCGTACAACCGTATCGTACTGAATTATTTCAGTTTGAGCGATGTTGTGGATTTCACCATGAATCGCCGGGACATGACCTCCTCCCCGAAAGCTATCAAACAGGAGCTTATCAAAGAGGTTATCGTCCCATGTTACACCTACCAAGAGAATAATCGAGAAGAAAACCTTGTCTATGAGGACATAGATGTAGTCGCTGGTGAGGTCGAGACTTATTACATTCAAGACCCTTCCTATGGTTATAAGGTGAAGCTCGATGAAGTCGAAGGTAAGGCAACCGTAGTGGCATGGAGTAACTACTTCGTTACCATCAAATTCAATGTCACTGGCTCGTTCAAGCTCGAGGTACAGGGTTATCGGTACAAAATCGTTGAGAAGTACGCTACGGTGTCTCTCAATGCTCGTGGTAAGACAGTCAAGTGGAAGAATCCTCTGATAAGTAATACCACGATGGCGAATGAGCTTGCCGCATGGCTGGCTGATTACTACACAGCCGGAATCGAGTACGAATACGATACTCGAGGAAATCCCGAGCTGGACGCTACCGACATTGTGTATCAAGAAAACGAGTTTCACGATGGTATGAGGGTAAATATCTACCGTCACACTGTCAATTTCAAGCAAGCATTTTCGGGTCGAGTAACCGCCCGAAGGATTGGAGGTTAAAATGTCGTGGTCTACACCGAAAACCGATTGGAACGGTGAGACTGTCGATGGTGTTTACACCGGGGACAGATTCAACGCCGTGGACTTCAATCGAATTAAGAACAACCTCGAATACCTCCGTGAGTTGGCTATCAAGATGTATGACGAGTTCGCTATTCAGTCTGTCGGAAGCGATAAGACCGTAAAGGACTACTTCTATGCTGATGAAATCAATGCACTGGAAGCGAACCTCGTTACCATCAATACCCACAGTCTCAAGAGGTCTTACGGCACTGCTCCTACCTATGCCGCCAATGGTAATACGATGGATTTCAAAGAACTCAATCGTTTGGAGGGAGCAATCCTTGACCTTTACGACAGGCTCACCAATGAGAGTGAGGGAAGGAGGACATTCACATGGAATTTTGGTATGAAGGGAGGGTTATAAATGGCATGGAAATTACTTCCTACTGATTATACGGACGCTGTTTGGAGTGGTCTGAAAAGATACACACAGGTCGATAACTCCGATGGTACGGTATCGTTCAACGATGTTACGACCTACACCAATAAGGAGAAATCCTTCTTCGGTGCGAAAGACGCTAACCGTATGAACGAAGCTCTGAACTACATCATGTCTATGCTGGAAAACGGCACGAACTTGTATGAGGAGTTTCAGACCTACTTCACCACGCAGAAGGAGCTTTTCAAAAGTTCGGGTGATAGTTCTTATCAAGAGTTGACCCAGTATTTCGTAAACCTCAAGGCACAGGGCGATTCGTCTTTGGCACAAATCGAAAAGACCTATGAGGAACACATGACTACCTACGAGGGCGAGCAGACTGCGGCATTTAACACATGGTTTGCTGGTATCAAAGGTAAGCTGAACGAAGATATTGCCGGAAGTCTGCAAAATCAGATTACCGAAGTAGACGAACGTTTGGCGGCACTGGAACACATGACCTTGAAGAACCTTTTCACTGTACCTGTTGCGATTGACAACACTGGTACTACGCTTCTTGCTGACGATTTGGGTAATGCAATCGTGGCAGATTGGAAATATAAGGAGGAATAAAAATGAGTGCAATCAGTATTGAAACCAAGAAAGTGACGGAACTCACGGCGTTCACCACACCGACCGATTCGTGTCTGATTCCGATTCACGATGGCACAGGCTTGAAGAAAATCACCTTTGCCAATTTCAGAGCCAAGGCGGTTGAGGGTACGGAAGCGAAAATCGCTCCTCTGCTCTTTAGCAACGCCGGGGCGCACAATGCAATTTACCGTGGTAAGTCGCTGGGTAGCACCGTGACTACCGCCCAGTATGCCGCTATCAAGGCTGGTACATTCGATGATTTATACATCGGTGATTACTGGACTATCGGCGGTGTCAACTACCGTATTGCGGCGTTCGATTACTACCTCAACAGTGGTGATACAAGCTGTACCACCCACCATGTAGTTATCGTGCCGGACACTTGCCTGTACAACGCACAAATGCACAACACCAGCTCCGGCGGTTACGAAGGTGGTGCGGTAAATACTACGACTGGCGGCTATGTCGGCTCGGATATGTACAAGAGCAATCTCGAACAGGCTAAGACCACTATCAAGAGTGCGTTCAGCGGTCATGTTCTGAAACACAGAATCTATCTGACGAACGCTGTTGCGAATGGTCGTGCTTCCGGCGGCGCATGGTGCGATTC